CACCGATGCTCAAATAATCAAAGCCTTTGGTCAAGCGGGGAATCCCGACAATTTCACTATAATTCAACTTCCTTATCCAATGCGGATAGCTTGGGATTTAAAAACCCAAGTACATAAAATGCAGTGCCACGAACTTGCTGAACATCGTTTCCTATCTGTATTTAATGATTTACTAACCCATTACGGCTTGGCTGAACTCCAAAGGTTGAACATTGATATCTTTGGTGGATGCTTAAATGTTCGGTTAATGAGAGGCTCTAAAACTAAATGGAGTAGGCATAGCTGGGCGATAGCGATTGATTTAGCACCGCAGTTTAATCAACTTAAATGGGGAGCGGATAAGGCTTTATTTGCCAAACCAGAATACAAACCAATGCACGATATTTTCTATAAATATGGATTTGAAAACTATGGGATTGAGAAGGGATACGATTTCCAACACTACGAACTTGTAAAATAACGCAACCAATCTACCTACTTATATGAAACGAAAGCGGCTTTACTTCGATATTGAGGTATCAGCAAATATCGGAATGTTTTGGGAATCCGGATATAAACTAAATATCGGTCCAGAAAATATTATCAAAGAACGAGCAATCATTTGTATTTGCTACAAATGGGAAGGCGAAAAGAAAGTTCACTTTTTAAGATGGGATAAAAACCAATGCGACAAAAAACTGCTACAAGAATTTATTAAAGTCGCTAACGATGCTCACGAACTTATAGGGCATAACTCCGATATGTTCGACCTACCTTGGATTCGGACAAGGTGTCTTTTCCATAATATTGATATGTTCCCGACATATACAACTATTGATACTTTTAAAATCTCCAAGAATAAGTTTAAATTCAATTCCAATAAACTTGATTACATAGCCAAGTTTTTAGGGGTAGGTGCAAAGATTAAAACGGATTATTCTCTTTGGAAGGATATCCTTTTAAAGAATTGCGAAACTGCTATGAAGAAAATGATTCGCTATTGTATGCAAGATGTATTGATTCTTGAGAAGGTGCATCAGAAGTTAAAGGCTCACGATACGATTAAAACGCATTTTGGAGTGGTTAAAAACGATGATAGAGGTTCTTGTCCGGAATGTGGTAGTCATAAAATAAACCGCCAGAGGATAAGGATAATGGCTTCTGGTTTAAAGAAGGCTCAATACAAGTGTACCGATTGCGGGAGATATCACGATAAAACAATAAAATGAGTAAACTACTTGACCAACTTATTTCGGAGTTTCAAAGCCGAGAAGAACGAGGTTTCTTAAAATATGGTACTACAATGGATAGAGAAGACCTATCTTTGAATGAATGGATTCAACACGCTCTTGAGGAGAGTATGGATTTATGTCTTTACTTAAATAAAATAAAACAACAACTAAATGACACACAAAGATTTCCCGATTATCAAGAAGCAGATTCAAGAATTAGTGAAAGTATTAACACCGGTGGAGAGGCTTCAGTTACTCGAACCCCTTTGTGATAAATACCGAAAGCAATCAAGAGCGGAAGTGGAAAAAGATATTATTGAGTTTTCTCGTAGGAAAGGAATACCAAGAATTAAAACAGATTACTAATGGAAGAAACAGTTGATTTACCATTAAGTTTAACACCACACGAAGATATCGCTGCGTGTACCAATGCTATCAATGCGTTGAGTGAATTTGATTATGGTATGATGGATGAAGAAGAAAAAGATATTTATAGGCAAATAAAATTGATGGCTCTTTATACTATTCATATTGGAATAAAGGAAATCTATACCGCAAATTTTTATGGAGAAGAAGATACATCAAGTAGTACATCGTAAGCTAGGCAAGGAACAGGCTTATGGTATTGCGTACACCGATGAGAATAAAATGGAAATTGATTCTCGTTTGAGAGGGTATAGATATCTTCTTTATTTACTACACGAACACTTTCACTTAAAGCATCCGGATTGGTCGGAAACAAAGGTTAGAAAAGAATCCAGCGTTACGGCTCGTTTCCTTTGGCAAATGGGATTTAGATTGGTAGAATTAAAGTGAATACAAGTCATCATAATATTCTTTGCCTATTCTATTTTCGTCATCGCAACCATTATTAAATGCATCTATTATTTGTTCCTTTTCCATTTCTTTAGCTCTTTTAAAATGTTCTTGAATCTTCCATAATGAGCTATTCATCTTTTTATTAAAATAAATATTAAGCCTTTTTTCTAACCATTCTACTGCTGTCATATTATTTGTTTTTAAAATGATTTTCTTGATACGATAGTTTTCTTGAAATAAATATCTTTCCAATTTTCTCTACCTATAAACAAGTTATAGAAACTTTCTGGGTTTAAATAAATACTTGCATTCTTTTTAGTGCAAGATTTACATTGATTTCTGAGGTAGCCTTCGGTTAAATTAAACTCCGTTTCGAGTTTATTCTTTTTGCAATCTTTACAAATCATTTCTTTAATATTGAATATATTACTAACATAAGTTCAGCAAGTGGTTTCTTCTGGTCATCTTTTACGTTTTGCCTATTTGCCCATTCAGTAAAGTCCTTTCCTAATAATAAACATTCATCAAACGCACCTATGTATTTATAGGTGTAAACAATCCAATTGCAACACATTCTAATTCCTTTGTGCTTTACATAACAATTAATAAAGTTGCGAGGATTCTTTTCATACTCTCTAGCATAGGTTAAACTTAACTCCACAAAAGAGTTATTAACTATCTCATTGAATACATCAAGTCGGTCTTTAGCTGATAAATCTTTCCAAGTCATTTTTCGTTCTTTATAAAATAAATATAACTAAAACCTTTTTTCTTTTGCTCCTGGAAGTAATCGTTTAGAATCATTTGCTTCGCTTCATCAACTTTATCTTGGTAGTATTTAAGATAGGCATTCATCTGTATTTTACCATCCACCATTAATCTATCGTAGATATGTGGGTGCATTTCTTTTGTAGATACTCCATTTAAATAAGCGGTATAGCCTTTGTTTACTTCCTTATTCCAATCCTCTTGTTTCTCTGGATATCGTTGGTCATATATTGTAATATCTGGAGTAAGTATCGGAGTTTCGTAGTAGGAGCGTTGATTGCCTTTTCTATTTGTGTAAGTACGAACCCAATCTAAAAGTGTTTCGGGGTCTGCTGAATACACTTTACCGAAATCCCCAGTTATACCTTGCTCAAAGATATTGACAAGTTCGTTCAAAGATATTTCTGGGTAACGCTTTTTTACAACCTTCATTACAAGTTCTTCCGATTCATCGGATACTTTTTTGAATTGTCTTAAATACTCAAATGCGGGGTTGTTCATTTTGATTTGTGCTTTATTGGTTGTTTATATTTTTCATCATTAACAAATCCACCTTTATCCCAATTCTTTATTGGTTGTTCTTTTTCGGGATATTTTTCATAGATTTCTTTTATCTTATCATATAAAGATTTTTTCTTTTTCTTCTTCATAGTTCAGATAGTTTTTTGTTTCCTAAGATAGAAAGTTTTTGTTTGATTGATTCCTTTGAAGGCTCTATTTTGGTTCGTGCTATCCATCCACTAACAGAATGCCTCCAAGATTTCATTTTGTTTTTACCTACAAACCATCCAACACTTTCGTAGTAATCAATAAATCGTTTGGCTTGATACGAGGCGGTTTTTTCATCCCACTTATTTAACATCTCTTCCTTTACTTGTTCTTCCGTTGGCTTATTAAATCCCTTACCTTGTACTTCTTTGGTTTGATAATCTACATCATACTTGGAAAGCAAATCTATAACTTTTCTATGAATAGGACTTGATGGGTTTAACTCTGTTCCGTATTGAAACTTTACAAAGTCAATGCATAATATTTTCCCATCTGATAACCGCTCAAACTGATTTCCGTTATCTACATTTAAAAGCATTTCTTCATCTACTTTGCTTCCGATTACATAAGTTGCTAAGGTAAAGTTAGGCTTCCAGATACCAGCTAAATCGCATTTATCCCTTACGTATTTAACCAAACACTTCTCTGTTGGAGTGCAAGACATAAACCATTCTTTCTCCCAGATATCTGTATCAACGAATCGTTTTGGCATTTTCATAGTATTTTAAATTGCTTAAAAAATCAATATCGCTCTCGTATCTTACAAAGGGTACTTCGTGTAAAATTAACCTTTTAACATCAGTATTGATACCAATTTGTTTAGCATATTCTTTTACTTTTTCATAGTAAGGATAAAAATAAAAGTCCTTTGTTTTAATGTAGTATTCAATTGTTTTGCGTTGGCTAGATAATGGGGAGTGGTCAGAATAGCCAACCATTGAGGCTACTTCTTTTATTCTTAACGGAAAGTGCATAAAGATAAAATAGGAAAGTGCTTGTCTTATTGAGGCTAGGCTAACATCTTTGCCTTTTCTTGATACTGACCTATTAGGAAAGCCAGATTTTTTTTTCTTCAAATCTTTCATTGTGATTCCGTATTCCTCACAAATCATTTCAATTAGTTGTGTTGCTTGTTCGTGTTTGTTCATAGTATTATTTTGATTGGTATTAAAACTCCATAGGATGTATTATTATCGCCACCTTTAACGAAGCCTTCTATTTGATAAACGATGCTACAAAGTTCTTTTAATTTTTCCGTATTAACAATGAGAGAATAGGATTTTTCTTTAATTAAAAATATCCAGTAGTTTGCTTGAGTGGTAGATATTCCCGATGCTTTGCCTCTTGAGTAAACTTCGATAAATAAATTCCCTGTTAAGTGAGCCATTCTGTCAAACTTTACTTCGACCTTTGTGCCATCTGAGAATACTTGTTTTACCCAATCTTCGGCTTTCTCTCCAAAATCTAAATCGTAGTAAAAGCTATTTGAGTGTTTCATTTGTAGGTTTCTATTATGATTTCCAATTCATCCCTTGACCATTTCTTTGTTCGTTGTTCGGCTTCAGCTTCCAATCTCAAAACAAATTCTTCGCCATACCTTTTAACCAATCCTTGTCGGTATTTAATTAAGTTACCAGATAGATACATATTGCAGCGAATACATTGTCCGTTGGTGTTAAAATAACCTATATCGTGGGGTAAAGCAAATCGCAATGCAGAGTGTTGACCTTGTGAAAAGTAATGCCCTGCTTGTTGTACTTCTGCTCCACAACTTATACAACCAAGTTCTTTGTCTCGCTCTCGGATATGAGCGTTGAATTTGTCTTGAGCCTTCTTTAGTAATTTCGGAAGGGGAATTAGTTTAGCCATTAGAACGGAAGGTCGTTTGGTGGAGTGTTATCGTGAGTAAATTTCGTGTTCGGCTTTTGCTTAAATTCAGATTCCTCTGGCTTCCACGTATCAATTGAAATTGAAACATCTTTGCCGTATTGGTCTGGCTCTGCCTTTACGTTAATGTTTACTTTGATAAATCGGCTACCCTTATACTCTTGGATATGTTCTTTTATTTTGTCCAAGTTAATAGAGGCTTGTAGCCAAGTGTCTGATTTTTTCTTACCGCTTCCGCAGTAGATTTTTGGTTGTTTGTCCATTGTGTTTAGATTGTTTCGTAAATTAATTCTTTTTTGTCGGGTAATCCTTCTTCTTCGATGTGTTTAGCGAATGTAAGTGCTTTTTTGTAAACTGCATCCTCGTTTTCTAATTCAAAAGGGAATGCTTTGATGTAACTTTCAAATTCCTCTTTGACTTCATAAACGCAGTACATTTTGTGCTGAAGGGTAACTTCTCGGTAAATTTTTAGTTTCATAGTTTTAAATTTGATTCGAAGTCGGTAAGAGATTCGAACTCTCATTCTCTGCCAAGGCAAATGTGTTACCAATTACACCAACCGACTTTCCTTTTAGCCTTGCATTTGCTTTCTAAATTGCAAAGCCTTACGGAGCGAAGTAAAGTTTTTACTTACTCGGATTCCGTTGGATTGAACTCGTACTCGGTACGAATTTCCTTCTCTCTGAATGTTGGAAGGGTTTTTTGCTTTCATATAACAGGGGTTTAGTAAAAGATGCTTCTTATATCGAAATCTGTTTCAATTGCTTTATCTACTATTTGTTCATCTACCCAATCAGAGCCTTCAATCCATAAAATATTCCAATCGTATTCATCAGCCTCAAAAGGTTCTATCCTACCAACATACAAACTAAATTCAACTCTTGCCCGAATATCTTCGTATTCTTCGGTTTCTGGATTAAAGACAGTTAAAGTGATGTTTTCGGTTCTGGTCATTTTATTGTGTTTTTAAGATGTCTATTAATATCCTTTTGGCTCGGATTTGATATAGCATCAATCCCAACTTGATTCGATAATAAATCTTTTTTAGCCTTTTCATAATCTTCGTTTGTTAAGATTCCAGTAATACGAATATACAACTTCTCCCGAACCTTGCCTTCGTAAGAAGAGGTATCTAAAAGATTTAATAAGAAATCCCTTCCTTCATCCCCAACTTCATCTTTAATGAAATCCATTTCCTCGGCAGGGGTTGCTTCGAATCCCGCTGCTTTCATTAGCCAAGCGAGAATGTTTCGGTATGCTTTACCTACTGCTCTGGTTTGTGCCATTGAAGCGATTGCGTATTCATCGAATCTTCTCTTGGAGTTTTCTTTGTTAGAACAAACCGCGTATCCTCTGGAAAGTACAACCGAATCGGTAAGGCGAATAACTTCAACCATTGCTTCGTACTTTAATTCGGTATCGGTAGAAAGATTCTTTACTTCTCTAACAACTGGGATTAGTCCTAATTGAGAACCGGCAAATTGCCAAGCCTCTACAAGTGGATAGTTTTTCCCTTGAATGTTGGCGGTTAGTTTTCGTTCTGTAACGAATGTTTGGAGGGTAGAAGCAACTTGTAGTGCTTCGTTTGGTTTGGTTAGTTCCATTGTTTAAATTTTTTATATAGTGAATGTACTTCAAAAAATACACATACGGAAATGTAAACTATTAGACAAAGAGTTCCGTAAACGAGATAGTGAATTATTTTATCTTTCAGATTCATAGTAGTAGTTTAAAAAATTAGGGGGGCATTTTGACCAAAACCCAGATTATTACCCCCCTTTTCGTTTCAGATTAAAGTCCTCAACGAGATGGACTTTTCAGTAGTGAGTAGATATAATTTATCCACTCGTTAAAATCTTTAGGCGGGTTCTTTGGGTAAACTGTTTTCATTGATAAATATTTTTTTTACTTGTTTCATATTAAAGGTCTGTCCTGCTAAAAAGAAAGCCATTGCGATACTTTCTGAATCTGCGGAAGGTGGGAACATTACATCAATTGCAATTTTACCATCGTTACTTGCTGAATGAAATTGTGCAGAAAATAATCTATTTTCTTGTAAGAAAAATTCTGCTGCTTCTGCCGAGGTGTGGATTCTGATTTTCATATATTTTGGTTTAATTTATAAATTGCGAAATCTGTTTTAATTAATGTTATTAATTCATTAGAAAGGTTATCTATTTTATTTAAATCCTTAGCTAATTGATATAACCACTTTGAATCTTCTTCATCCCAACTTTCATTCCATTCATCAACTAATTCTTCAAAAAAACCTTCGTGTCCTGAATATGGAGAATTATAAAAACCTTCTAAATTATCTCCGTTTAACATTAGTACATTAAAGTTTTCATCCGTAAGAAATACGTTTCCGGAATAAGTATTCATCATAACTTGTACTCCTGTATTTTCAAAATAAGGACATACATTACGATTACGAGAATAGGCAGTTAATAACTTTCCAGCTTCTTCTCTTTCAATGTTACCAAATTCGGCAAGATTAGTAGTTGTCATAATTGATTAGTTTTTATTTGTTTACTTAATTTATGAACGTAAGCAATGTTTGTATTTACTGAAGATGCAATAAAGTTTTTTGAATATTCAGAGTTATGTAATAATTTAATAACTATTTCTTTTTTTGATAATTCATTACCACTTAAAATATTTTCTTCTTTTAATTTGATTAAAGTTGGTCGATTAAATAATTTTTCTGTTTTCATTTAATTAGTTTTTAAAGTGAATAAATGTCTTGAAGTAAACCTACTAAATACATTACAATTAGTAGAACAATTGCGAGTTTTGCTTGTGGTTTCATTGTTTTTGTTTTGTTTGATAGAGTAAAGTTATATACTTTTTCAATACATCGTATAAAAACAAGTAACTTTTTTTACTTATTTTATAACTTATTGGTTTACAAGGAGTTATGGTATAGTTAAAAAGCTATGTAATAGCTATCTGATAGGTATAGTATACCCTATTGGGTAGGCTATAATATAAAGAAGAATAAGAAGTATAAGTAAAAGAATAAGAATAAGTATACTATATTGAGGAACGAAAAACGTTATTTTCTGAATAGAGAAAACATCATAACGGAACTTTACAACTCAAAAGACATCAATGAGGCTATCGGTAAAATGCAACCAGTAGAACTCCAAGATGAACTTAAACAAGAGGTTTTTCTTGTCCTTTGCGAAATGGATACGGATAAACTTTTTATGATGTACGAGCAAGGGTATTTAAAGTATTTTATTGTTCGTACTATCCTCAATATGGCTAAGTCAGACCGAAGTAACTTCTATCGTAAGTTTAGACAAGTGTACCAGGAAATCCCCATTACCTACGAATCTCCAAAAGAAGATTATGATGAATCTCTGGTTATTAAACTAGAACAAGGAATGGATGTTTTGCATTGGTACGAAGCGGAACTTTTAAAACTCTATTCGCACAATAAAAACCTTTTAGCAATTTCAAGAGAAACAAAGATTCCCTACCGCTCACTACTTAAAACAATTCGCAAAGCCAAGACACTTTTAAAATATAAAATCAGAAACAATGAACTTGATTGAAATTATTTTAGCAGCTAACTTTTTTACTTTTTACTTTATTTCTCAAAATCGTTTTCCCTTTAAATGGAATTTAGATTTCAAACCATTCAATTGTACATTGTGCTTAACCGCTTGGACTGCATTAGCTTTGTATTGGTTACCGAATTGGGTTACGGATATGACTATTGTAATGTTTGGAGCGGGAGTAGTATCGCCATTCTTTAAAAACTTTTTAAATAATTTGTATGAATCAAAAAGACATTGATTACTGTAAGCAACACATAATAAACTTTGAAAGCGTTGCACTCGGCTTCACTCGTAACATTCCTTTTGATGTTCTTGGGGAATACGAAAGAATGTATCGTGAATATTTAGATGGTCAATTTCATTTAACCTATTGGTGTGGGGAGTGTGTATTCGATATGCTAAAAAGATTAATAGTTTTATTTGAACAATCGAATGTGCAAAGTCAAGTAATAAGTAAACAAACAGAAGTGCAAAGTCAAGAAGTAAGTTTACAATCGGAAGTGCAAAATGAAGCACCTTTAAATGCAGAAGATAAAATTAGTATTACAATGACATCAAATGGTGCAACAGAATACCCTATACCAACAAAGAAAAGAGGCAGACCTAAAAAATGAGAATACTTGTTTTAACATCACAAGGTAGCGGTGTTGGTTATCACCGATTAATGCTACCGATTTACTATTTAGAGAAAACTTATGCTTTCTTTACTGATACCTTAACCGATGAAGTATTAGAAGAAAACTTTGACATTGTTTTATTTAATAGGTTTATTCCTGGCACACCACTTGAAACTCTATTAGAAAAGAGAAGCAAGTATGGCTTTAAAATGATTTGCGATATAGATGATTATTGGATTTTGGATAGGTCTCATATATTAGAAAGTGTTTACCCAACACAAGAAATTATTAACCATATTAAAGCAGCAGATTTAGTTACTTGTACTAACGAAAAACTATGGAACGAGATTAGACCTATAAACTCGAATGTCGCTATTCTACCTAATGCACTTCCGTATGGCAATGACCAATTTACAGATGTAAGAGAGTACACCGATAAAGTTAAGTTTGTTTATACTGGCTCAATAACACACGAAGAGGATATTAAGTTAATTCAGTTCCCTTTTAAGAAAGTAGCTTCCGACTCTGTTTTAAAAAGTAAAGTATACTTTCAGCTTTGTGGCTTTGATGATTCTGGGGAAGGCTCTGCTGCTATTTGGCATAGGATGATTTCAAACTTTACTTGTGGTTTAAAGTTAGGAGACACAAGAAGATTCCTTCCGGTTACGGAGTATATGAACTTCTATAACGATGCGGATTGTTCTATTGTTCCCTTAAGAGCAACGAAGTTTAATTCAATGAAATCCAACCTAAAACTATTAGAAGCAGCTTCAAAGAAGATTCCTGTTATTGGTAGCCACGTTGAACCTTATTTAAACTCTCCAATGATTCAGATTAATCAGCAAGGCGATTGGTACAAGGAGATTAAAAAAGTCACGCAAGATGCTATTTATAGACAGGAGAAAGGTTTGGAACTATTCGAATGGGCAGTTGCAAACTTTAGTTTATTTAAAGTAAACGAGAAAAGAAAACAATTATATCAATCAATGAATGGTAGTTGAGTTATGGCTAAATCAGGAACTATTGGAAAGACAACTTTCGGAAAGCGAAGAAAAGGAAAGGCTCATAAAGGACATAATAAACATAATAGAAAGGAACGTAACTATCGTGGGCAAGGAAGAGCTTAATTATCTCAAAGTAGCGAACTAATGTTTATACACGAAACCGCAATAATCTATCCTGGAGTTATAATAGAGCCGAATGTTTATATCGGTGCTTATTGTATTATTGGTGCTCCTGCGGAATGGAAAGGCAGAGAAGATTGCGAGGGGTTGGTTTTGATAATGTCGGGAGCAAGATTAACCGGATTAGTAACTGTTGATTCGGGAACGGACAAAAGAACTATTATAGGAAAGGATTGTTATTTAATGAAGCATTCTCACGTTGCTCACGATGCTATTCTTGCTGAAAGTGTAACGATAAGTTGCGGTGCTAAAATAGGCGGTCACTCTATAATTGAAAAGTATTGTAACATAGGACTAAATGCGGTCATACACCAAAAGGTAAGAATACCCGAAGGTTGTATGATTGGTGCTTCCGCTTTTGTAGGAAAGAAATCTATCTTAAAACCCTATTATAAATATGCCGGAGTTCCGGTTAAAGAATTAGGAATCAATGCTCGTTAATATTATCTTTTTAGATTACGAAAGGCACACCTTTACAGAGCAAGTAAAGAACAAAAACTTCTCTAACGCAGGGTATGATTTTTCTTTTACTCAAGTAGGAATGAAAGGAATATCAAGAGCATTGAACTATGGAATATCAAGAAGCAAAGCCTTTGATGCGGTGGTAACAATGGCTAACGATATTTTAATGCCCGACAATTGGCTTTTAAGAATGGTAGAAGCAGCTTTAAATATCCCAAATACTGGGATGTGCGGAATACATTGCGTAGAAGGAATAAACCCTTTACAAACAATAAACGGAATCCAAATACACCCTCAAGATGCTTCCTTTGGAAATGTCTTAATACCGATGTCGGCAATAGAAAAGATTGGTTATTTTAATGAGGCTTATGACCCCTACGGAATGCAAGATTCGGATTATGCTTATCGGTTAAAGATGACCGGTCATATAAACTACTATTTGCACGATTTAAGGTCTGAACACATAGGACACGATGTTGGTCAAGACACCCCATACCGAAAGATGAAAGATGAAGGCTTGAGTAAGTGTGATTATTTATGGGCAAGAGAAACACAAAAATATCAAGACAATAACGATTATACAATCTTTCAATCCGAATATGAAATCTGAATTAATACCTATATCGAAAGTAAAAGCCAATCCTAATAATCCGAGAATTATAAAGGATGAAAAGTTTCAAAAACTTGTTAAGTCAATTCAAGAGTTTCCACAAATGCTTGAGATTAGACCTATCGTGGTAAATGAAGAAATGATTGTTTTGGGTGGAAATATGCGGTTAAAGGCTTGTCAAGAAGCCGAATTAAAAGAAGTTCATATTATAAAAGCATCCGAACTAACAGAAGAACAACAAAAAGAATTTATCATTAAAGACAACGTAGGCTTCGGAGAATGGGATTGGAATGACCTTGCAAATAATTGGGATTCGGATAAACTTGAAGAATGGGGATTAGATATACCAGGATTTGAAAACATTGAAGAAAAAGAACAAGATGATTTAAGTGATAAAATAAAATCAGAGTTTAGAATTGAAATTATTTTAAAAAACGAAAAAGAACAAGAAATTACTTATAATAAACTAATAGGAGAAGGATACGAATGCCGACTTTTAACATTGTAAAAGAATCGAAGCCGAAAAAAACTTTTCGAGTTGCTTCAGTAATTGGTAAGTTTGACTTACAAAGTGAAACTATTATTGATAAATTTGAAGGGAATATTGATATCCCGGAAAATTGGCAAATAGGTTTAATTGTAGGTAAAAGTGGAACTGGGAAAACAACTATTGCAAAACAATTATTTCCAGATAGTTACATAACTAATTTTGATTATTCGGCAGAGTCAATATTAGATGATATGCCACAAAATAAATCGGTAGAAGAAATTACTTCAGCATTTAATGCAGTTGGATTTAGTTCTCCACCTTCTTGGTTAAAGCCTTATTCTGTTTTAAGTAACGGTCAAAAAATGCGAGTTGATTTGGCAAATGCTATATTATCAGATAAAGAGTTATTTGTATTTGATGAGTTTACAAGTGTAGTTGATAGAAACGTAGCTCAAATAGGGTCTTTTGCTATGCAAAAAGCAATCAGAAAAACAAATAAAAAGTTTATTGCAGTTACTTGTCACTTTGATGTAAAGGATTGGTTATTACCCGATTGGATATTTGATACCGATACAATGACCTTTCGTTCTAACGAAGGGCAAAAAAAAAATAGACCAGAAATTAAATTCGAGATATTCGAAACAGCAGATAAGTCAATTTGGAAAATGTTTGCTAAGCACCACTATTTAAGTCATAGTCATAATAATGCTGCAAAAGTATTTGTCGCTTGTATAAATGACCAAATAGCAGGATTTTTAAGTGTTTTATCATTTCCACACCCATTAGTAAAAAACTTTAGAAAAGTACATAGATTGGTAATATTACCTGATTATCAAGGGGCTGGATTTGGAATTAAGTTTTTAAATGAAGTAGGGAACTATTACAAACAAAACAAATATAGATTTACAATAGTAACATCCGCACCAAGTTTGATAAATGCCTTAAAAAAATCAAATAATTGGTTATGTAAACACTATGGAAGAAATCAACCACACAAAGGAGCATTAAATCGTGGTGTTGGAGATATGGGGAGCGGTAATAGAATTACAGTAAGTTTTGAGTTAAAAAATTAGAAAGAAATTAGAGAAATGGCAAATGAACAGAACCTTATACCGGCCAAGAAGGGAGAGGTAAGAAACCCAAACGGGAGACCGAAGAAGTATGTTACCCTTTTAAGGGAGCAAGGGTATAAGCTATCCGAGATTAACGATACTATCCAGGTTATGCTTCAAATGGATTTGGATGATTTAAAAGAGGTTTGGGATAACCCTAAGGCTACAATCTTAGAAAAGACAATCGCCAATGCTATGCGTAAAAGTTTGGAGAAGGGTTCGTTGTATTCAGTTGAAACATTATTAACAAGGGTTTACGGCAAACCAAAAGAAACTCAACAAGTTAGCACGGATTCAAGGATTGAAGTTGTATTTGTAAATGGGAAAACAATTCTATGAGAATTGAGTTACCTACTCCACATATTAATCAACAAGCTATTATTGATTCAAAATCAAGATTTAGAGTCGTACTTGCTGGGCGAAGGTTTGGAAAGTCGGAACTATCGCAAATAGAAATCATTGTCAATGCTTTACAAGGCAAACAAGTATTTTATGTTACCCCAACTTACAATCTAGCAAGAGTATTCTTTGACCAATTAGCAAAAGCCGTACCCTTTGAAGCCAACAAATCAGAACTATCAATTAAGTTCCCAAATGGGGGAGCGGTTTACTTCTTTACTGGGGAGCGATTAGATAACCTTCGTGGTAGGAAATTTCACTTTGGAGTTATAGATGAGGCTTCGTTTATCCCAGACCTAGAAAACGGATGGCTAAACTCTATCCGACCTACCCTAACTGATTACAAAGGAAGAGCCTTGTTTATCTCCACCCCAAAAGGCAAGAACTTCTTTTACTCTTTATTCCTTAAATCTGGAGAACCCGATTGGCAATCTTTTAAGTTTACCACTTACGATAACCCACATATTGACAAAACAGAAATAGATGATGCTAGGCTTCAGTTACCAGAAGTTGTATTCGAACAAGAGTATATGGCAAATCCGGCTGAAAATGCGGCTAATCCTTTTGGGAGTAGTTATATCAAGCAATGCACGTTTGAACTCAGCTATGAGCCTCCTATTGCGTTTGGGATTGATTTGGCCAAGTCGGTTGACTTTACTGTAATCATAGGACTAGATAAAAACGGCTCGGTTTGTTATTTTGAGCGTTTTCAAAAGGATTGGAGACAGACAAAGCAAGTTATTAACAACCTACCCAAAATACCGATGTTAATAGATTCTACCGGTGCGGGAGACCCAATCTTTGAGGACTTGCAAAGGGATGGCTTAAACGTATCGGGGTTTAAGTTTAGTTCTACTTCAAAGCAACAACTAATGGAAGGTTTGGCTTCCGCTATCCAACAAAGAAAGATAACATTCCCACAAGGACACATAACCGAGGAATTGGAAATATTTGAATATCAATACACCGCTACTGGGGTAAGGTATTCAGCACCGCAAGGCTTTCACGATGACTGCGTAATAGCTTTGGGATTGGCTTGGCAACACTATACACGAAATTCAGTACAAGGCAAGTATTCATTCGCTTGAACAAACTGAAGGGTTTTTCTATTTAAAGGTATGACTTGGAAAGACCTTAACGTATTTCAATGGCAGCAACTAAATGACCTTTTCCTAAAAAGTAAAGATGCTACCGATTTAGATTTAGCAATAAGTGCTGCTTCTATTTGTACCGGCTTAACGGAACACGAAATTGATTCCTTGCCTGTGAGCGATTTGCAGCCTCTTTTGAAGGCTATTTCTTTTATCCACGAAGAACTCAAGCCACAACCCGAAAGGTTCATAAAACTCAAAGGAAAGCGTTACAAGTGTATCTACGATGTACGCAAGATTCCCGCTGCTCGTTACATAGAAACTAAACACTTCGGAAAAGATGTCAATGCTAACCTTCATAGAATAGCAGCTTGTATGGTTATGCCGATGAAGAAAACTTTATTCGGTTGGAAAGTCATTAAGTACGATGCAAGTAAGCACGAACAATACTCGCAAGATATTTTAGAAGCACCTATAACGCAAGTCCTCGGAAGCGTGGTTTTTTTTTATCAAGTTTACAGAAATTGGATAAAGAGTTCGAAGGATTATTTAATTCTGGAGATGATGGAGAACAAGCTGACGAGGTATCAAGCCGAGGCGGTACATCAATCTTTATGCAGTATTATGGATGGATATACCAAACCGAACTGGTTGCTGCATTCGAAAGAATCACGCTTGAAGAGGCTTATGAGTTACCTACGCTCCAATTCCTTAATAACTTGGCATATCTTAAATCGAAAAGCGAATACGAAGCAGAGCAGTTAAAACAAGCGTATGCCAAAAAGCATTAAACAATTACAAGATGAATTGCTATCTAGTGGGCTATTAGATAGGTTAGCTTCTAGTAGAACGAATTTTGCTGAATTGAATCAATTACCAATTCTTGAACAATATATTATTCTTTCTGCCTCTAACTTTATTTTAAAGGTAAAAGAGAATATCGAAGTTTTAGGAATTTCTGATACCGGTGCTTTAAGCGATGATATTAGTTCTGGAGAACTCGTAAAAGAATCAAATGGCTATTCAATTGAAGTAGGATATCCAAGTGGTTCAAAAGCTGCAAAATATTATGACTTTGTAAACAAAGGAGTTAAGGGTGTTAAAAGTGGAACACCAAATTCTCCTTATGCATTTAAGAATATTGGAGTAGGTAGGGCGATGTTACAAAATATTAAATCGTGGGTAGATAGAAACGGAATACGAACAAACGAAGTAGCAATAACGAGGAGACAAGCAAGAAGGCAATCGCTATCTAATATGTCTAACGAAAGCACAAGAAGGAAAAGTTTAGCTTATGCGGTAGCGGTAGGTATTAAGAAAAAAGGATTAAGAAAAACAGGATTCTTTGATAATGCAATAGATTCTTATTTCGGTAATGACTTCACTTCTGGTATAGCAAAAGTAATAGGACAAGATATAAAAGTAATAATTCGACAAAATGGCAATAACAATCAATAGTTCCCCAGATATTTATTCAAGCATTCACGCTCCATTGTGGTTCGTGTTGAGTTCTACGAATACCGCACAAACAAACTTTAAATATGTTTGCGATGTTTATGTAAGCGGTAACTTAGTAGCAAGGTTAAAGAGTTTCCCTCAACCTGTATCCTCTAAAGGTATTTTCAATGTTGCTCCGATAGTTCGTAACTATTGGGCATCGTATTTTAAACCCAATGTTGTAACACCCTCTGCTTTCTCGTATACCGGCTCGGATATTTATGTAGATTACGAATTAAAGTTTGGCGAAGAGTATGAAGGAACGACATATTTAGATTTAACAACAACAAGTAAGTTCGGTTATAATTACATTCAAGATTATCTTTATACTCCAACAAGTCCGATGTATCTTACTCCGTTAGAGTACGAAACACAATACCAAGGTAATTTTATTTCAAATAGAGATTACGCAAATATCTACTTTAACAAAGAGAGATTACAAACCGGTTATTTATTCCTTTCGTTTTTATCGGATGCAGAGAATACACCTAAAAACCATTCTCTTGATATATCGGTTTACAACGGAAGTACAACAACAAACTACACAGGAGCAAATGTAAACTTTAGGGACTTTGCTTTATTAGATATTTCTCCAAGAGCAATAAATTCTTATCTAGCTACAACTGCAATATCTTCTACTACTGTTTACTATGATGTTAAAATAAAGATTGCGGGTAATCTAAGAAACACCGCAAGGGTATATTTGAATTGTACGCAAAACGATGTAGTTACTTTACATTACTTAAATGCTCTCGGTGGTTACGATACAATGGATTTTACCGCAGTAAACAGACAAACGAGAAACATAGAAAAGAGTTCATTCGAAGGTATTGAATGGGAATATTCAAGTAATGCAATGAACCGAGCAAATTCTTATGGTGTTTTGTATGGCGGTAGTAATCAATTTGCAACAAGACAAAAACTAACTTATAGATTGATTTCTGATTGGTTAAGTTATATTGATTATTTAGCAATTAAAGAACTAATTGGTTCTGCGGAAATATATTTAGAAAGGGGGAATAACTTCATTCCAGTTCAAGTTGGTACAAATACTTGGACAGAGAAGAAGCGTTACGCAGATAAGACCTATAATTTAGAACTAGATATCTCAATAGCGAATAATATAAACTCTCAATTCAGATGATAACTGAAATCTATATTGAAGATAATAGGTTAGATTTAAGCAAAGATTTGTCATCGGAGTTCACGTATGCAATTGATGATATACAAGATTTTGCTTCACGAAATACTAACTTTTCAAAAACAATAATCCTACCTGGTAATGCAGTCAACAACAAATTATTCGGTCACATATTTGAGTTCACATCAAGCAACTTCTATAACCCTTCAGCCGATAACGTGGGTTACAACTTTAACGCATCCAAAGCAGCAAGTTGTGTTATATATGTAGACAAGATTCAAGTATTCAAAGGTATCATTCGCCTTTTAGAAATAACTATTGATAGGGGGAGCATAGAATACGAATGTGTTGTATTTGGAGAGTTAGGCGGGTTTATTACGGCTTTAAATAATGACAAGCTAGAGGATTTAGATTTCTCGGCTTATGACCACGTTTGGAACTATACAAACATTTTAAACTCTTGGCAACAAGCATCGGGAACTACGGCTTCGGGAATGGGTTATTACTATCCGTTGATTGATTACGGACAAGTACACACAAACAAAAAACACTGGTCATACAAAGCCTTTAGACCGGCTTTATTTGTTAGGGAGTATTTAGATAAGATTATCACCGGAAGTGGTTATACTTACGAAGCACCTTTCTTTGATACGAACTTATTTAAGAGATTAGTAATCCCTAATAACCAAAAGTTTTTAAGTAATTACACAAATAATCAATTTACTGGAAATATTGATTCAATAACTATCAATAGTGTAATATCAAGTACCGCAAGTGCAGAATATCCAAATCCTTCTGTAATTATTGGATATGAATTTGGAGTTGGTGGCTATGATACTTTGTATTGGTTGGGAAGTAATTTTACCCCTAAGTTAACGATATATACATCGGGTAGTTTAGAAATTCCACAAGGTGGAACTGGCTCATTAAGAATAAATATATTTAAAAATGGCTCTATTGTAAATACACAAACAGTAGTTGTTGGAGACCCTTCCGGTAGAATTGATTTTAATACAACATTAACTTATGATATTGCTTTAAATACCAATGATTATTTTTCTATACAATATGAACTATTTAACTTATCTGGTGCTTCTACTTGTTATATTTATCCAGATAGTTATTTGACTTCTACAACTATTGTAGCTACTGCATCTCCGTTAGCTTATGGAAATTTAATATTTGTCAATAGTAGTATTCCAAGAGGTATATATCAAAAGGATTTCCTTGCTTCTATTGTTAAGATGTTCAATCTTTATATCATAGAAGATACAATGAAGGATAAACATTTAAAGATTATTCCTTACATAGATTTCTATACCACAACGGCTAACTTCTTGCAAGTAAATGATGTTGAAGGAAACCTTTTAGTTGATAATATAGATTTACTATTATTGGATGACTATTCTGCTAACCATTTAGATTGGTCAAATAAGGTTGATAGAAGCAAAGCATTCAAGATTAAACCAATGAGTGAACTCAATGGAAGGTTCTTTGAATTTAAGTATAAACCGGATGTTGATAATTACAATGAAGAATATCAAAAACATTATGCACAAGGTTATGGTGACCATATTGAGGACACCGGTTACGAATTTGCAAATGATATTCAAACATCTCAAGTAATATTTTCGGCTACTCCTTTATTGAGTTATGCAAACGATGATAAAGTTTACCCTACTATCTTTAAATTATCTAATACTTCATCTGCAAGTCCTTCCGAAGACCAAATAGACCATAATATTCGAATAATGCAAGTGCGTAAGATTACTGGGGTTTCTAATTGGGATTTAAAAGGCGATACTGGTAACCTTGTTAATAACTTAACGTATTACGGATATGGTGGGCATTTAGATGACCCCGATGTGCCAACGGCTGATATTAACTTCGGTGTGCCAAAAGAACTTTACTTTTCTTTGAGTGTTAGTTATCCTTCGGCTAATTTATTTAATGGATTCTGGAGTGATTACGTTGCGGAGATTACGGACAAGGATTCTAAACTTTTAACTTGCAATGTCTATTTAAAGTTAACCGATATCTATGGTTTAGATTTCTCAAAGCTAATTTATATTGATGGTGCTTTGTGGAGATTAAATAAAGTTATTGACTACAACCCTACGAACCCCGAAAGTACTAAATGTGAGTTTTTACGAGTAATTGAATTAACATACGAATAATGGCAAACGAAATAGTAGGTTTAAAAATACAAGTTGATGGTAGTGAAGCTACCAGGTCAGTCGGTTCTTTAAAACAACAATTAAGAGAAGCACAAGCCGATGTAACAAAACTATCTGAAAAATTTGGTGCTACTTCTCAAGAAGCAGTAAACGCTGCAAAGAAGGCTGCGGATTTGAGAGATAGAATCGGTGATGCTAAAAGTTTAACAGATGCTTTTAACCCAGATGCTAAATTCCGAGCATTTACTTCTACATTAAGCGGTGTTGCTGGTGGTTTTGCTGCCGTACAAGGTGCTTTAGGTTTAGTTGGAGTTGAAAGTGATAAAGTAGAAAAAACACTTTTAAAAGTTCAAAGTGCAATGGCGGTTTCTCAAGGTTTGCAAACTTTGGGAGAAAGTATTGATTCCTTTAAACAACTAAGTGCGGTTATTCAAAGTACAACGATATTTCAGAAGGCTTATAACATTGCTACGATAGCAGCAGGAGCAATTCAAAGGGCATTCGGTGTTGCAGTTGCTCAAACTTCATTAGCATTTAGAGCCTTGCGTGGTGCTATCCTTGCCACAGGAATAGGTGTTTTAGTTATTGGAATTGGTGTTTTAGTTGATAAGATTATAGATTGGACAAATAGAACTTCTGATGCCGAGAAGGCTCAAGAGAAACTTGCCTTATCTACAAAAAAAATGAACGGAGAAATTGATAATCAAATTTCCGTTCTTACTGCGTTAGGTGGAAAAGAAGAAGAGATTTATAGATTAAGATTACAACGTACAGATAATGAACTAAATGTTCTTCGTAATAAGTTGAAAACAACTGGTAAACTTAACGAAGAAGAGATGGCTGAATTTAGGAAATTAAAAACCGATAAAGAGGTTTTAGATATCCAAGAAGCAAACAGAATTAATAAACAACAAGAAGAAGAAACTAAAAAAAGACAAGAAGAAAACTCAAAAGTTGTAGAAGATAGAAAAGCAAGAAATGAAGAAATAAAACAAGCAGATGCTGACCTACAACAAAGGACACAACAATTAAGTGATGAAATCTTTTTATCTGAAATAGAAGATGAAAAGGTTAAAGAAGAGATACGCATTGCAACACAATTTGAAAGAGACAAAGCGGAGATTGAAAAAAGTGTAGCAAGTGAAGAAGCTAAACAACAAGCATTACAAGTACTAAGGCAGAAATATGATAATGAAAGGAAAGTAATAGCTGACCAACGTAGTGCTGAAGAGGTTGATGCTTTAACAAATAAACTTTTTGCAGAGGTTCAAACAGAGCAAGAGGCAAGTGATTTAAAGATTCAAAATTCATTTGATGAACTTGATGCAATTACAAACAACTTACTTGCAGAAGTAGATGCAGAAGAAAAAGCAAGTCAAGCAAAAAAAGAAATAGCTTTAGCAGAAGCTGAACTTAAAAAACAACAATTAAAAGAAGTAGGAAGTGCAATTCAAAATTTAACTGCTATTGTTGGAGAGGACACACTTGCAGGAAAGGCTTTAGGTGTTGCTACTGCTTTAATTAATACTTATCAAGGTGCTTCCGAAGCGTTAAAACAAAAATCTACTTTACCATCTCCGTTTGATGTTATTGCAAAGGTGGCTAACGTTGCAGCTATTGTTGCTACCGGTATAAAGACAGTGAGAGCAATTACTGCGGTAAAAGTTCCACCTGTTAAGGGTACAAAAGGCGGTTCGGGAAGTACACCATCAGTATCTTCAATATCTGGTTCTGCTCCTATTACACCTTCTGCGCCATTGGTTAATACTCGTACTCAATTAGATTCTACTTCTATTCAGCAATTAGGTTCGGCAACAAATCGTTCCTATGTGCTTGAAAGTGATGTTACTAACTCACAAGAAAGAATTCGAAGAATCAATAGGGCTGCAAGATTAAGTTAAAATCTATTTATAGTTATGGAAAAACAATTACCAATATACCGATTAGATATAGTAGAGGATTTAGATTCGAATGTCGAAGTTGATTTTGTAGCCTTAGTTGATAGACCTGCAATTGAGAAATCATTTTTAGCCTTCCAAGATTCGTATTCTGATTATCCGGATTCCGTTAAAAACAACGCTAAAAGAGTTTTGGATTGGACAGAGGAAAACGGATGGGGGGATTGCGGAACACCGGTAGGTAAGCAAAGAGCAAATCAGTTAGCCAACGGAGAGCCTATATCGTTTGAGACAATTAAAAGAATGTACTCTTATCTTTCAAGGCATTTAGTAGATTTAGAAAACTCTAAAGGCTATGAAGATGGTTGTGGCAAGTTGATGTACGATGCGTGGGGTGGAAAGACCGCTTTAGGTTGGGCAGAGGCTAAGATTAATTCAATTGAGAAAAAGAAGTTTGCCATTCAAGATGAAGAGGAAAGGATTGTTTCTGGTCCTTTGATGTTAGCTGATACTCCTATTTATCGTAATGATTCCAATGGCGAATATTATGTTGTATTTACTAAAGACACTATTAAAAAGATTGCTCAAAAATATTTCAAGAAAGGTTACCAAAATAACGTAAATTTGATGCACGATTCCGGTCAAGTGATGGATGGGGTAACAATGTTCGAGAGTTGGATAGTAGATGAAAAGAGGGGTATTCATCCGATGAAAGGTTTTGAAGATGTTAAGGATGGCTCTTGGTTTGGTTCTTTTAAGGTGGAGAATGATGAGGTTTGGGAAATGATTAAGGATGGCAAAGTACAAGGGTTTTCTGTTGAAGGGATATTTAATTACAAAACCGATACCAAAGAAGAAAAGATGATGCAAGACATTATCAATATTCTAAAAGAGGTTTCATAGTTAGTTTTCATAGTTTTGTTTGAAGGGGGGTGTTTCTACGCTCCCCTTTTTTTTCTAACGCTCCCATTTTTTTTCTATTTGGTCACTTACATAAGTGTTTACTATTTATGGGTAAATTCTTTATGTCTCCACAAGAAGCATTATTAAAAATCAAGGCAATGTTCGCTGAAGCACAAGCTGCTCCAGAAGTTGCCGTAGCCAATTTCGCTGAATATGTTTTAGCGAGTGGTGTAAAAGTTATGGTTGATAAACTTGAGGTTGGCGGTAAGGTTACTCTTTTAGATGAGGCTGGGAACGAAGTTCCTGCTCCTGTTGGAGAGCATACTCTTGCTGATGGTTCTGTTATCGTTTTAGATGAAACAGGCACAATCCTTGAGATTAAAGTACCAGAAGTTGAAGTTGAAATCGAAGCACCCGAATCAGAAGTTGAATTAATGAAGAAGAAGGTCGCTGAAATGGAAGCACAAATCGAAGAGTTGAAGAGTTACAAGAAAGAGGCTGAAGTTAAAATGAGCGAGAACATTGCTCAAATGAACGATAAGTTCTCTAAGGCTATCTCTGAACTTACTGATGTAGTTATCGAACTTACTAAAACTCCTTCAGTTGCTCCTACTCAACCTAAGCAATTCACAAAGCATTTCGAATCTAAAAACGATAAAATCTCTCGTTTTCTTTCTAATTACGCAAAATAAATTTTTAAAAACTTAAAATTTAATAACAATGGCTTTTGATGTTTCAGCATTAGCAAATTATACCAAAGAGAATGAAGCTCTATTGGTAACTTCTTCCGTACTCGGAAGTAAAACCGCTTCTTTGATTAAGAGTCAAGGAAACGTAATGGTAGGTGTAAAATCTGCCGAGACAATCAACATTATGGATACTGACGCTATCTTCCAAGCGGGTGGCTCTTGCGGATTCAACGCAAGTGGTTCAACTACTTTCACGCAGCGTACTGTAACTGTTGGTAAAATTAAAGTAAACGAATCTCTTTGTCCTAAAGACCTAGAAGCAAAATATTTGCAGAAGGCTTTACCAGAGGGAAGCCGTTACGATTCAATCGCTTTCGCTTCTGATTACACAGACAAGAAAGCTGCTCGTATCGCTGCACAACTTGAAACTGCTATCTGGCAAGGTTCAACTGGAAGTGCTAACGTAAACTTGAATAAGTTCCAAGGTTTAGTAACTTTGGTTGGTAGTTCTGCCGTAGAAGCTAACAACGCAACTTATTATGGTGGTACTGCAACTGCAATCACAACTGCTAACGTAGTAGCGATTTTTGATGCTCTTTACAAAGCAATCCCTGCAACTGTTGTTGCAAAAGATGATATGACTATCTGGTGCGGTCAAGATGTATTCCGTACTTACACAATTGCATTGAAGAACGCTAATATGTTCAACTATGCTTTCGATGGTAAGGCTGATAGCGAGTTCTTCTTACCCGGTACTCCAATCAAAGTTGTAGCTACTCCAGGTTTGAATGGTGTAAATAAGATTTATGCTATCCGTTTGAGCAATATGTTCCTCGGTACAGACCTTCTGAATGAGGAAGAGCGTTTCGAACTTTTCTATGCCAAAGAGGCTGACCAAGTTCGTTTCGTGAGCGAGTTCAAGATGGGTGTGAATGTAGCCTTCTTGGATGAGATTGCTTCTTTCATAATCTAATTAAAAGGTGGGTAGCTTTAAGGGTTACCCACCATTAACTTTTAAAACTTAATAAAATGCCTTGTGCTTTAACTCAAGGGTACACACTCGATTGCAAAGATAGTTTAGGCGGTATCAAAGCTGTGTGGTTAATCAACCACGCAAACGTAACTGCGGTTACAGAGGCTTCTGGTATTGTTTCTGCTATTACTAAAGCAGCGAATAAAGTATTCTACAAATATGAGTTAGTTAAGAATACAGGTTCTTTGACTGAAACTGTTACCGCTTCTGTAGAGAACGGAACTGTGTTTTATGCTCAAGAACTTTCTGTTGTTCTAAACAAACTCCAAGCAAATACTCGCAATGAGATATTGCTTCTCGCTCAAGCTACTCTGATGGCAGTAGTACAAGATGCTAACGATAAATATTGGTTGTTAGGTCGTGTTTCTGGATTAGATGTAACTGGTGGAACTGCTGCTAGTGGAACTGCTCAAGGAGACCGTAATGGATACACACTAACTTTCACTGGTGGCGAAAAACAACTTGCTCCAGAGGTTGCAAGTGGTATTATCGCAGGTCTTACCGCATAAGGCTTTCGTGGTTCGTTATAGGTAGGTAGATTAGCCATCCCTTTGGGGGTGGCTTTTTCTTTATTGTAAAAATCCAACATTTATCTATTTAGTAGTATGATATATTTAACAAAGGGTTCGACAAGTCAGATTATCCTTACTTTAAAGGAGAAGCAGACTTTATCAGCACCTAATTATTTATTCGTTTTTACGCATAGGGGAAGCAATATAGAGGTCAAATTTGTGATTCTAAATGCAGCCGATACTTCTAGTTTTAAGGATAGATTTAATCAATTTTCCATAGTTACAAATACTTATTTCGGAACGCAAGATTCTGGAGAGTGGGAATATCAAATCTACGAGCAAACTTCTACAACGAATACCAACCCTGCCAATGCTACCGGATTAGTAGAAACTGGTATAATGAGGCTTAATGAATCTACTTCTTTTACATATACGAAACACCAACCAAATAACACATTTATAGTACGATGATGGATAATTTAGTGATATTAACATTTGCGGAAGCAAAGCAACCCGAATATCGGGAAAAGAAAGGGGTGGGATATATTGAGTTCGGAGATAAGAACGATTATCCCAATTACCTTTTAAGCCTTTACAATAAGAGTGCGAAACATAACGCTATTGTAAAAGGTAAGGTAAATTATATTACCGGTAACGGATGGGCAACAAAAGAGGAAGATGTTAAAGCCGAAGAGTTCATTAAGAATGCCAATCCTTACGAATCTCTAAATGATGTTACACGCAAAGTTTCAATTGATATTGAGGTTTTCGGTGGTGCTTACCTAGAGATTGTTTGGAGTAAAATAGGCGGTCAAATCGCTTCTATTTGTCATATAGATTACACCAAAGTACGTTCTAACAAGGATAACACCCAATATTGGATTAAAGATTGGAACGATAGAAAAGCCGAAGCGGAAGTTGTATTAGGGTACAATAAAGATTTAAGAGAAGGCAAACAAATTCTTTATATTAAGGAATACAGACCGGGGTTAGATACTTATTCTTTACCTGGATACATAGGTGCGTTAAATTACATTGAAAGTGATGTAGAGGTTTCTAAGCACGTTTTGGGTAATGCACAAACTGGGTTTTCTGCAAGTAAGCTAATTACTTTGCCTAATGGAGAGCCGACACCCGATGAAAAGAGAAACATTGAAAGAAGATTTACAGAGAGATTTTCGGGTAGTGATGGAAAGAAGTTTATACTTTCTTTCGTACAAGATATTGCAAAGAAGCCTGCGGTGGATGACTTAGGTGCGAGTGATTTAACAAAAGAAGATTTCGGAAGAGTAGATACAATGATTCAGCAAAACATCTTTGCGGGGCATCAGATAACTACTCCATCTTTGTTTGGTATTTTGGTTGAAGGTTCTTTGGGTAGTCGTTCAGAGATTAGAGATGGCTACGAAGTTTTCAAGAATACTTATGTAAACGATAAGCAGCAGTATTTAGAGGCTATCTTTAATTCATTAGCTGAAATCAATGGCATAACTACTGAACTTTATATTAAACCGGTAGAGCCTATTAACTTTGAGTTTAGCGAATCAGTTATATCTGAAAATATGACAAAGGATGAAATACGTGAGAAAATCGGATTAGCACCTTTAGATACAGAAACTGAATCTTCAAATGCTCAAAAAATACTTGATGGTATTAATTCACTTTCTCCATTGATTGCTACAAAGGTATTAGATTCAATGAGTACAAATGAAATTAGGGCTTTAGTAGGATTATCACAAGCAGAACCAACCGCAGTAACTCCAGAGGGTACTCCGCTTACCGATGTCCCCGCAACTCAAGAATCAATGATTAATGAGAATTTGAAAGGTATGAAGGGTAGGGAATGGCAGAACTTTCAACGTATTATTAGAGAATATAACAAGGGGAAAATATCAAGAGACCAAGCTATTCAAATGTTAAAGCAAGGTTATGGTTTAGATGATGCAGCTATTAACACTTGGCTTGGTGATGTAACTTATGAGGAAAGATTTGATAACATAGAAAGTGCTTTAAATTTATTCGCTCAGTTTGGGGAAGATTCTGATAATTACAAGGTAGTTGCAAGAAAAAAGGCTTTCAGTATAGATTTAGAGGCTCAAGAATTAGCTTTCAAAAATGAAGTGATAGATGACACTATTGACAAGAAAATCCTTGACACAATCGCTAAAAACAAGAATATCTTACCGAAGGATATTGCCAAGGCTTTAGAGATTAAAGAAGGTGATGTAATGGATAGAATCCAAAAGTTAGTGGCTCTTGAGATTTTGGAGTATAATGTGGATACACAAATCCCTAAACTTTTAAAGCCTTTAAACGAGATTTTGGACAAGCCATTAAAGACAAGTTTTTTGGTTCGTTATGAATATACGTGGGATTATTTAAGAACAACCCAAGCGGATAGGAATAAAAGCACATCAAGACCTTTTTGCCAAAAGTTGATGTCAATGAATAAGCTATATACAAGAGGCGAGATTCAATCAATTAGTGCAAGATTAGGATATGATGTATTTGCTCTCGCTGGAGGTTGGTGGACAATCCCCGACACGAATATTCATTCCCCTAAATGCAGACATACTTGGAACGCAGTTGTAGTTGTTAAAAAATAAGAAATGAGCAGGAACATACTTTTTATTTCAGTAGATACTATTAAAGACAGAACAGGACTTCACAATAATGTGGATGAGAAATTAGTTAATCCCGAAATCTTAACCGCTCAAGATATGTATATCCTTCCGGCTCTCGGAACGGCTTTATACGAAAGGTTGCAAGATGGGGTTGCTAATAACAATCTAACACAAATTGAAACAAGTCTTTTAGATACTTACATAACACCTACGTTGGTTTATTATGTAATGAGCGAACTACCGATGGGATTGAGTTATCAGTTCTATAATAAAGGGATGGTTCGTAAGAGTGGAGAAGGGCAAGAGAATCCATCTGCTGCGGAGATTATTGATGTAGCCGATAGGTATAGGGCAAGAGCCGAGTTTTACAAACAAAGAATGGTTAAGTATTTAATTGATAGAAGTGGCTTTAATACTTTCCCAGAATACAATAATCCAGGTTCTACCTACGATACAATGGTTCCCGAAAGACAAGCCTATACTACATCTATTTGGTTAGATGATTCTGATTGTTGTAGAGGCAAAAGTTTTGAAGAAAAATATCAAGGTAACATAAATCGTTGTTGTGGCGAATAAAACCTATTCTTTAAAAAATCAAAAAAAGCTACGGCTTTACTTACAAAAACAAGAAAATGGCACTGACATTAAACCAAGTGGTAACGCAGATAACAAATCTAGGGAACGCACACAAGCAGATAAAAAGCGTTTACTTCGGTGACTTGTCGGATTACCTATCAAGGGGAACGGAGAATATTTATCCTTCATTGTTCTTTGATTTAACCGGTGGTTCAGTAGGCGAGAGAGATGTTACGTTGAATTTCTCTTTATATTTCTTTGATAGAATGCTAGCAGAGGACACTAACGAAACGGAAGTTTTGAGTGACCAATTAGAAATCTGTCAAGATATTATCGCACAATTAAGGTACAATAACTTTGATTTTGATGAAGGATTAAGTGCTTCTTTGACTTTCTTTACCGAGGATACTCCGGATTTACTTGCGGGTGTTAGAGCGGATATTTCTATTGAATTGCCTTATACGGCTAATAGATGTCAAATTCCCACCACTTATGCATATCCGAGTTAATATTTCTATATAGATAAAAGAATACAATGGCAAATCGTAAGATAAACGAACTCGTAACCCGAACCCCAAGTTTAAGCGACTTAATTTTAGTTGGAGACCCTTCTTCGGGATATTCCTATAAAGCGACTGTAACGGCTTTAGCGACAATCATTGAAACCGATATCGCTGATGGCTTTGTTACTATATCTACTACGCAAACAATTAGTGGAGCAAAGACCTTTAGTAATAATTTGACATTAACGAGTGTGGCTAATGCAGCTACTACTCAAACAAAGTTCTTGACTTTAAATGCAAGTAATGTTGTTAATTACAGAACTGGAGCGGAAGTTTTAGCTGATATTGGCGGTCAAGCTGCTTTAACTAATCCTATAACTGGAACAGGAACAACTAACTATCTACCTAAATTTACTAGTAGTACAACGATAGGGAATAGTCAGCTTATAGACAATGGTACTACTGTGTTTTTAGGAACGAGTGGTACTTTGCCAAATGTTAAGATGATTATTTCTACTACTTCTCAAAGAGCGTTGGAATTAAATTCAACAAGTGGAAATGCTTTATTTGTTAGTAGTGGTGGTGCTTTTGTTATGACTGTAACGAATGGTACTTGGTCATCGCAATTCACACAAGCGGGAAGGTTAGAGTTAGGTGGCGATTTATCAATTACAACCATTGCAAATGCTACTGTTGATACCGATAAGTTTTTAGTTAGCGATAGTGGGGTACTTAAATATCGTACTGGTGCTGAGGTTTTATCCGATATTGGTGGAGCAAGTTCTGCTTCTATATCAGGTACTACCAACTATATCCCCAAGTTTACAAGTTCAAGTGCAATAGGAAATAGTGTAATTCAAGAAAATAGTGGAAATATTGGCATCGGCACAAGTCCTATAACTCCTTCTAATAGTTATAGATACTTGCATATTGAAGGCGGCAATTCAACGAGTGGTGGTGTTTTATATTTATCAACTTCTAGCAATACAAACTCAAGTCAAATTTATAGTGACATAAGTGGTTTAAATATTAATACAAATACAAGTTTGCCTATTATATTTAACCCAGCAGGTACAGAGCAAATGCGTCTTACCTCTACTGGCTTGGGAATAGGCACTTCTTCCCCAGCATATAAGTTAGATGTAAATGGTAATGCACACATAGGAACTGGAGATTCAAGATTAATTATTGGGGATGTTGCATCTGCAAACACAGAGAGTGTTATTTGGTTAAGAACAGGAAGTGGAAAATATGCTTATAGTATAGCAGCACAATCATTAGCAGATGAATCATTAACTATTGCACGTTCAACAACACAAGGGGGAACAACATTTTCAACGGCAAGTTTAACTCTTAATTCATCTGGTAATTTAGGCTTGGGTACTTCAAGTCCTGTATCAATTGGAAGTTATAGAACACTAACTATTCAAGGAGGTAGTACATCAAATGGAGGATTAATACAATTACAAAATTCTGATGCTTCAGTTAGTGCTTATTGGTTCTCTACAAATACTGCTTCTACATTAAAAACAGTAACTAATCACCAATTAATTTTCGGAGCAAATAATACCGATTATCTTTATTTATCAACATCTGGTAATTTAGGACTAGGAGTAACCCCTTCTGCGTCAACAATACCCACATTACAATTTGGTGCAAATGCTATAATTACATCGGCAAACAGTTCATATTTACTTGCAAATGCAGTATTTAATAGTGGTTTTAAATATGTAACAAGCAGCGTACAAGCTACACAATATCAGCAAACAAATGGTTCTCACGTTTGGTACAATGCCCCTTCAGGCACAGCAGGTAATGCCATATCCTTTACACAAGCTATGACCTTGGATGCTTCGGGAAGATTAGGCATAGGCACGACTTCCCCAACATACCCATTAACAGTTGTTTCAAATAGTAGCACACAAGGTTTTAGATTAGCTGGTAGGTCAAGTGATAACATAGCAAATATGTCTTTTACATCAAATGACCAAGCTACTGAATATGCTTTTTTTAATACTGGTGCAACTTATTTTGCATTGGGAACTAATGGAAGTGAGCGAATGAGAATAACAAGTGGGGGAAATGTACTGATAGGAACTACAACAGATGGTGGTCAAAAATTTCAAGTTAATGGAACTGGTTATTTTAATGGCGATGTAACAACAACAAGTAATTTTGTTTTACCTGCAAGCGGAATTTTAACTGCACAAAGTAGTTCTGCAACAATTTATATTCACGCAGGTGCAACTTATCCGGGAGGAACAATAGAATCAGTTGGTGGTACTGCCGGTTCAAATCCGGGTACATTAATTTTTAGAAGTGGAACTGGAACTGGCTTACAATCGGAGCGAATGAGAATAACAAGTGCAGGCAACGTAGGTATAGGTACAACTTCCCCAGCAACAACACTTCACGTTGCACAAGACAATGGTGCTATCACATTAACTAGAGCAGCTGGAACTTACGGAACTAAAATAGTTCAAGATAATACTAGCGGACAAATACTTTATCAAATAGGATTAGCAACTGCAGGAACTTGGAGAAGTTATATGAGAATAGGAGAAGGAGAATCAAATCCCTCTTTATCTTTACAACCTGACGGTGGCAACGTAGGTATAGGTACTACTTCCCCCGGCGGTAAATTACACGTTGCTGGAGATGGTGCTGCTGCTAATTTAATAAGATTACAACACACCGGAACTGGTACTAATGGATTTTTTGATATTTCAGTAACAAGTACAGAAGCACAATTAAATGCGAATTATTCTTCTACTGCAATACCAATGACGTTTTTAACAGGTGCAAGTGAGAGAATGAGAATAACAAGTGCGGGAAGAGTATTAATTGGAACTACTACTGATGTTGGCTCTCCATTTAATCTACAAGTAGATGGGAGAATTCTGCAAACGGGAACAGAATTTATGTTTAGTGGAGATAATGATAAAAATATAACTGTATATAGTAATAGAGCATTAAATTTAAGAACAAACGATGCTACACGAATGACAATAACAAGTGGGGGCGATGTATTAATAGCAAAAACATCTGTATCATATTCAACAGTTGGAGTTGCATTTGAAGCATTAGGAACAATATCTGCAACTCGTTCAAGTGATTTTTCTGCGGTATTTAATAGAAATACTACCGATGGTGGTGTGGTTCAATTTAGAAAAGATAACGTAGCGGTAGGTTCTATATCTGTAACTGGTTCAGCAACCGCTTACAATACTTCATCCGATTATAGATTAAAGCAAGACCTTAAAAACTTTAATGGATTAAATTTAGTTGATTCTATCAAGGTTTATGACTATCAATGGAAAGCCGATAGTACAAGGTCTTATGGAGTTATGGCACACGAATTACAATCAGTTTTACCTTATGCAGTAACTGGAGTAAAAGATGGAGAAATGATGCAAGGGGTAGATTATTCAAAGATTGTACCTATACTTATCAAATCAATTCAACAATTAAAAGCAGAAATAGAAACACTTAAAAACAAATAAAAATGGCAATTAATTACAATTGGGTAATATCCCAGTTAGAATGTAAAATCCAAGAAGGAGATTTACAAGAGGTGGTTTACACAATTCACTACCGCAGACAAGCAACCGAAGTAGATGGAGACAAAACCTACTTGGCAGAAACTTATTCAACAGTTAGCGTACCTGCTCCAGACCCTTCAGATTTTACCCCTTACGAGGACTTAACAAAAGCACAAGTTGAAGGTTGGTTAGATGAACTTCTTCCTGTTTCTGATATTGATGCAAGTTTAGATGCTCAAATCGAACTTCAGAAAAACCCAACAACAAACACTCCTGCTCTACCTTGGAGTGAAAATAGTAATCAATAATCTATTTAAAATAAAACCTATATGAATTTAAAACTGCACGAAGTACTATCTCTCTATTACGAACTTAACGGAGTAACCAAACAAGGGCAAGAAGCAGAAGTTATTACTCAAGGAATGCTGAAACAGAAAATGTCTCTAAAGACAAAGGTTTACCTTCAGCGACTAAACAAAGTAGTCAGCGAAGAGGTTAAACTTTACGAAGAGGCAAAGCAAGAACTTTGGAAAAAATGGGGAGATGAAAAGGATGGGATGATTGAAATTCCTTCCGATAAGGTTTCCGACTTTAATAAAGAGTTGCAAGATTTGCTAACCGCAGAAAAGGAAATAAATGTTTCCGAACTATGGGGAGCGGATTTAAAGTTAGAGCATTTGGAGAGCATTGAAACTGATGAATTTTACCCGGCATTATTTACGCTCATAGATTCAAAATGACCGATTTAGTTTTATTTCTCGTAGGACAAGCAATAGCCATTTTAATAGGCTTAATAAGTATTTATGTAAAAGTTTCTCTTAAACTCAAAGAGTTGGAGATTCGTGTATCGGTAGTAGAAAAACAAGATGACCAGATATCAAGAAAGTTGGATACTATCGGCAATCAACTAAATGCTTTATCCATTCAATTACAAAATAAACAAGACAGAGAATGAAGTTCGGGTTAAAGGAATATTTCAAACCTACTCCAAAGCGAATTAGAATGTTTGGGGATTCTCTTGCTGCTGCCGGTACATTCGGTGCAAGTATTGTTATTTTGAATGGCGAACCCAAAGTAGGTACTATTATTATGGTTATTGCGGTTCTCGGAAAGTTTATATCAAACTTCTTTTCCGATGAAATATCTTCTAGTTAGTATTTTTCTTTTAGCTTGTAATCCTGTCAAGCAGGTTTTACGAGATAAAGAAAAGTTAGATAAAGTCGCTGAATACGTGATTAGTTCGGGGTATTGTGTGAACGATACTATAATCCAATCCAAAAGTGATACTTTAATAACTTACGATACTATTTACGAAAAGAATGATATTATTCGGAACATTCTTAGAACCGATACATTAAGGCTTTCCTTTACTAAGACATTAGTAAAAACCATTAAAATTACAGACACTATCCAAAAGGTAGTAATTGACAATGCTCGTATTAATCAATTAGAGGCGAAATTAGCCCTTCAAACTGAAAAGACAGAAGAATACAAGGCTAAGGCTAATAGTCGCTTAAAATGGCTCGTATTGCTTCTAATTGCAATCTGTGTTAGAATACTCTACAAACCTATAAAGAAATTTATTTTATGGCATTTCTCACCGATGCTCAAATAATCAAAGCCTTTGGTCAAGCGGGGAATCCCGACAATTTCACTATAATTCAACTTCCTTATCCAATGCGGATAGCTTGGGATTTAAAAACCCAAGTACATAAAATGCA